TAGACCAAATGTTTTGGTATAACAAGAAAGTCTTTGAGATCGTTGCTTCTGGTAAAAGCATAGCTAAACTCAGTAGAGAAACTGGAATCTCTTACTACTCACTTTACAATACTTATACAAAAGCTAAAAAACACATAAAAAACAACGTATGAAAAATGAACCCCAAATAGATATTAACGACAGACATCTTAACTATCTAAAGAGTGTAATGCTTAGTCAACTACTATTAGAGGCTAACGATGAACTAAAAGGCTCTAATGCCTTTAAACAAAATGTAAAGCTGCAAGTAAACAAAACAAGCACAATTCTTGAGAGCGTTTATAAAGAAGGCTATAATGTAGTTTATCATAACAACCCTGAGATGTGTACTAATGTACTAAACAAGATCGATAGCTTAATTCACAAGATTAAAACAGCTTCTATTGATGAGCTAGTTATGATTGATGCTTTAGTCGATAACTACTTTGAAAACAAAGATGAGCTAGTAAAAACCCAAACAGCAGAGTTTGAAAAACTACAAGACTAATGAGACTAGGAGATATAATTTACTACATGACTTATTATACTGGTATTCATTGGCTAGTTAAAAAAATAAGCAAAGCATTAGGAAAAGATTGCGGTTGTGATAAACGCCGCGATTCTTTAAACGAATGGAGCGATATAAATTTAGAACTATGACAGAAGAAGATCGAGAGTCTTGGGTGGGGTTTAAAGCAGTTGTATCTACTAAGCTACCGCAAGAACAATATAAGCTTTTATGTACACTTCACGCTCGCTACTATAATCATCGCTATCATGAACCTTGCTCATGCAAACCCTCTGAACTTAAAATGTGGATAGCTGACATAGACAGACTATACAATTCATAAAAATAATTTACTAAAAAAAACCTAAAAAGTTTATATAATAATATGGAACTTAAACTAAACATACCCAATAGTCTCAACGAGATAACACTAGGGCAATATCAAGAGTTTGAAAAATTAGATTTAACTAACGAGTCTAAGGTGCATTTAAAGATGATTGAAATCTTTTGTAATGTGCCTGAAATAGTTGCTCGTAATATAAAAGCTACTGATGTTGCTGAAATATGTGGGATTATAAATAATATGTTTGATACTAAACATCAGCTAATAAACAGCTTTAAATTAGAAGGTCAAGAGTATGGGTTTATTCCTAGCCTAGAAGACATGAGCTTTGGAGAATACATTGACTTAGACACGTTTATCGGAGACACCGAAAACTTACACAGAGCTATGAATGTGTTATACAGACCTATTGAATTAAAGCAAGGTAAAAGATACACACTTAAAGAGTACGATCCAGAATCAAACGAGCTAGCTAAAGACTTTCCTTTAGATGCTGTATTAGGTGCGATTGTTTTTTTTTACAGTTTAGGGAAGGACTTGTCGCTAATTATGATGAACTCTTTGGACAAAGCCAATCAGGAGACTTTAGCGCAGCATCTAATTTCACATCCAAATACGGATGGTACAATAGCCTCTTTGCAATCTCTAACGGGGATATTACAAAGTTTGAACATATCACTAAACTAGGAATGCATGAATGTTTAACATTCTTAGCATACACAAAAGAAAAAAACGAAATAGAAGCAAGACAAATTAAAAGTAAATTCTAATGAGCAATACTGGGATAAGAGGGTTTTACCTACTAACAGAAACAATAGAGCAACAGCTACTAAGCGATGTAAATGTTAACACAGTTACGACTGGGGATATATACGACATTGACTTATCAAAGATGAGCATATTCCCTCTTAGTCATATAATCATAAATAATGTAATATCTCAAGAGTCAGTACTTACGTTTAACATTAGCGTGTTAGCTATGGATGTTGTAGATGAAAGTAAGAAAGCAACTACAGATATCTTTAGAGGCAACAATGACGAACAAGACATTTTAAACACACAGCTTCAGGTAGTAAACAAATTAGTTAAAGTTCTTCGTAAGGGCAATTTATATAATGATCAATTTCAATTAGATGGGGATGCAAACTGTGAGCCTTTCTATGATCGTTTTTCTAATAAGGTTGCTGGTTGGACTGCAACTTTTAATGTGTTTGTAAATAATGACATCACAATATGTTAAACAAAGAAGTACAAACAGAGCTGAATAAGTTTGCCAAGTACGTTATCCAACAGTCAAGGTCAAGGCTAACAAAAGATAAGAAAGGCGGTGGGGATTTGTACAATAGTTTAGGATATGATTTAACCGAAACTTCTAAGGGAGGTAATCTTAGTTTTAAAATGGAAGACTATGCAACTTTCCAAGACTTAGGAGTTAAAGGTAAATCATCAAGTGCTAAAGCACCAAAAAGTCCTTATAAGTTTGGAAGTGGGAGCGGTAAAAAAGGAGGTCTTACTAAGGGTATTGATAAATGGGTTCAACGAAAGGGAATACAATTTAGAGATAAAAAGAGTGGTAGATTTTTAAGCTATAAGAGTACTGCATTTATTATAACTAGAAGCATATATGAAACTGGAATGAAAGCTAGTATGTTTTTTACAACACCATTTGTAAGAGCCTTTAAACGATTACCAGACGAATTATTAGAGGCTTATTCTATAGGTATAGAAAAACAAATACAAGTAAATATAAACAAGAAATAAAATGCAAACTCAAATAAACTTACGAAGTCCCTTTTATGTTAAGGTTGAACAAGCAAACCTAACATCTGTTAGACTAGATTTACACGTTTATACTGGAACTTTTGTATCTAATGCAAATGTCCCAGATAGCACAAAGAGATATCAAATAACTAAAAAACCAATAGGCATTAAGGATTTTGTTGTTTTTGAAGTAAGTGAATTAATAAGAGACTATTTACAGATTGAGTTTAATGGGGAGTACAATGGATATAATGTTTGGGTTAATATAATAGCAACAGCAGTAGGAGGTTCTGGTACTACTACAATCTCTCCAAGTATTGCAAACGGATTTACTGGTTTTGATGGCTATGGTTATTTTGAAGAAGGAGCTAATCCAATAATAACTACCCCAGTATTTTTAAGTAACAATACTATTTTAAAACTAGACGATTCATCAATATCAATACCTTTAAATACTTCTAACGTTCAATCGGTAGCTTATTTATTAAATGGGGAGATTGTAAGAATTGGGATGATATCTACAAGCACTAGTAGTAATGAGCAAATTGAATATACTACTAATGGCGTGAATGGTTCTGACTCATTTCAAAGCCGAGTGATTATAGCTGGAGGTACATTTGAAGATAATGTTTGTTTAGTAGGTTTTGAAGATGATTTTATTTTAAATGATTTTGATTCAATACACGTTACTTATACTGATAACGATGTAAGCAAAGTTAAGATACTAAAAGTTAAGAACATTAGCGAATGTAAATACGACCCTATCAAAGTTACGTTTGTAAATAAATTTGGTGCGTTACAAGATATAATATTCTTTAAAAAATCAATAGAAAAAACAGATGTAAACGGAGAAGAATTTAAAGCCTCTGTATTTGACTTAGACACATTAAGTTATAAGACTTATAAGCACCAACGTACTCAGTTCATGGTGCAAGGCAATGACAGCTACACAATGAATACTGGATATATGCCAGAAGACTATAACGAAGTTATCGAGCAGCTAATGCTAAGCGAACAAGTGTGGGCTACTTTTGTAACCGATACAGAAGTGTTAGTAAGACCATTAGTACCTAAGACAAAATCAGTTACTTATAAGACATCAGTAAACGATAAGCTAATAGATTATACAATAGATTTCGATATAGCTAATAACAAAATAAACAATATTAGATAATGCAAAATATTGAGTTGTATATCGAAGGTCAAAGGTTAGATTTATTTGGGGATGAGTCTGTCTCATTAACTCAAACTATTAAGAACGCTAAGGATGTTTCTAAGGTGTTTACAGCCTTTACTCAAACCTTTAACGTCCCAGCCTCTAAGACTAATAACAAAATATTTAAACATTATTATAATTTTGATATAAATAATGGTTTTGATGCTAGAACAAAAAAAGCTGGCACAATAGAGCTTAACAGCTTTCCATTTAAAGAAGGTAAGATAAAACTCGAGGGCGTTACATTAAAAGAGAATGTGGCATACGCATACAAGCTAACATTCTTTGGTAATACAGTAGACTTAAAAGACTTACTAGGGGAAGACAAACTCAATCAATTAGTTTCTTTGAACTCTTTGTCGCTTGATTACAAGTCAGATGAAATAAAATCCAGACTACAAGCAGACCCTACAACTAACAACATCATAACTCCTTTAATTACTTCTGGAGCTAGTGGTTCAACTTCTAGATTATATTATGATCCACAAGGACACGGAAATACTCCAACTGGAAACTTAGATTTCCAAAATGGACACCCAGAACACGGAGTCTTATGGACAGATTTAAAGTTTGCTTTAAGAGTTAGCAAAGTAATAGAAGCTATTGAAACACAATACAACTTAACATTCTCTAATGACTTTTTTAATTCTACAAACTTACCTTATTATGGTTTGTTTATGTGGCTTCATAGAAAGAAGGGAGATGTTGAAAGTGGCTCTGCTGCTGCTTTTGTAAATACCATAGATGGGTGGGCAGTAGCTTCAGATGTTAAATCTGAAATGATTAACACTTCAACTTTTAGGATAAACAATGATGATAACGTTAACTCATTAGTTTTAAAGTTAAGCAGAAGTTTAACAAACTCTTATGATGTTAGTGTAAAAAGAGATGGTCAAGTAATATTTACCAGAAGCAGTATAACAACATCTTTTGAACAAGTAGTTTTAACAAATTATATTAATGTAGGCTCTGAATATACAGTAACAATAAATTATGATTCTCAAGTAATCTTTAATAGTGTTGCTTGGGAATATGAATACGACACACAAGGAGGTGTAGAAACGGACATTTTTGCGACATCTACTTATGTAGCACCAGCAGCATTTGAGTTTACTATCACATCACAAATACCAGATATTAAGGTCTTAGACTTTCTTACTGGAATATTTAAAATGTTTAACCTAGTAGCTTATTTAGATGACTCTGGAACTGTAATTGTAAAGACGTTAGATGAGTTTTATACTAATGGAATTAGTTACGACATAAGCGATTATATAGACGTTAAAACAAGTACTGTTAATGTAGCACTACCTTACAAAGAAATAGTATTCGACTATAAAGACAATAAGACTTTTTTAGCTGCAATACATACGCAACTATTTAGCTACACTTGGGCTAAAGAAGATTATACTGGTGGAGAGAATTTAGATGGTGGAATTTACAAAGTGCAATTACCTTTTGGACATTTTAAATTTGAGAAAATAATAGATGCTGAAGATGGTAGTGATACAGAGATTCAATGGGGTTATTGTGTAGATGATAACCAAGAAGCGTATATAGGCGCACCATTTTTGTTTTATGCTGTAAATGTATCTAGTGGAAATCAAATCTCTTTTAGAAGTAGTTTAACGACTCACGATGTTATTTCTAGCTACAACGTACCTAGCAACTCTTTAGCATTATCAGCAGCTACTTCCAAAGATAATATAAACTTTAAAAATGAGCTAAACGAATATACTGGCAATAGCGATTTTACAGACACTTTATTTGAAAAGTATTACAAAAACTATATAACAAGTATTTTTAATAGTAAAAACAGACTAACCAAAGTAACTGCATTTCTGCCATTAAAGATATTGCTAAACTTCACACTAGCTGATAGGTTTGATATTAACGGACGTAGATATAAAATAAACTCAATAAACACAAATCTAAAAACTGGTAAATCAGATATAGAACTATTAAACGAATTATGATAAAATTAATACTAGAGAGTTTAAAATACGCAAACGGAGAGACTGAATCAATCCGTATAGCACAAGGGAAGCACAAGCTACCTAGCACACTAAAAGAAGGATACAAAGCACTTAAACAAGAAATACGATGGCAATAGAAAAAACTATTAATATTAAGGTTAATTCAAGCGATGCTGAGAAAAAATTAAAAGGTCTTGATAAACAAGTTAAAACAACATCAAAAACTGCAACACAAACTGGCAAGGGTTTAAGTGGTGCTTTTAGTGGAATGGGTGCTGCTATTAAGGGCGTGATACCATCACTTGCAGCACTTAAGACAGCTTTAATTTCTACTGGGATAGGTGCTATTGTTGTGGCGTTTGGGGCTTTTGTATCAATATTAAAAAAAGCTAATGATCTAGGTGCGGATTTTTCTAAAGGCTTAAGTACGCTTAGAGCTGTTACTGGCAACACAGCAGATGAATTATCGGTACTAAACGAGCAAGCTAAAGAACTAGGCGCAACTACACAGTTTACTGCTATTGAGGTTGTGGGATTACAGACTGAATTAGCTAAGTTAGGTTTTACTATTAAAGATATTAAAAACTCTACTCCAGCTATATTAGATTTGGCGGCATCTTTAGAGATTGATTTGGCTAGTGCTGCTGAATTTGCTGGGTCTGTTGTTAGGTCTTTTGGCTTAACTACTGAAGACACCCAAAGAGTTGTAGATGTAATGGCTAAAAGTACATCTTCTTCTGCATTAAATTTTGATGCACTAAGAGAAAGTTTAAAAGTGGTTGCACCAGTAGCAAGAGCAACTGGCGTAAGTATTGAGCAAACAGCTGCCTATCTTGGAGTATTAGCTAATAATGGTTTAAAGGGTAGTGTAGCAGGAACTGGTTTATCAAAGTCATTTATTGAATTAAATAAAAAAGGGATTGACATTAACGATGCTTTTGAAAAAGTTACTAATTCATCAAACGGGCTTGGGACAGCTATTGAGTTAGTTGGTGTTGTAGGTGCTAAGTCATTTTTATCATTAGCTGAAGGAACTAAAGACATTGAAGATTTAAAAGTAGCATTTGAAGATGCGGAAGGTGCTGCCCAAGCAATGGCAGAAATTCGACTTGATAACCTAGAAGGAGACACAACAAAACTGTCTTCTGCTTGGGATGGTTTCTTGTTAAACATAGAAGACGGAGAAGGAATTTTAAATAAACTATCTAGAGGTGCAATTCAAACCCTTACTAAAACCATAGGTAGATTAACTGGCGCAATAGAGTTAGCTGGTTTCGCATTAGATTATTATTTTGGTAATTCTGCTAGTGTTGCAGAACAAGAAGCTGGTTTATCAAAGAGAGCTGCAAATCTTGGTTTGTTTGTAGGAACAATGCAACAAAAATTTGCTGCCTTTAAATTGTTCTTATCAGATATTCCAATTATTGGAAGAAGTATAGACACAGACAAAGCTAAGGAATCATTAACCGAAGCTATTATGATGGTTGATTTTGCAAACAAAAAGCTAAAACAAATATCAGATTTAGAAGAACAAGGAGCTAAAAAGGGTACTTTCTGGCAAGAATGGAAAAAAAGCCGAATTGTAAAATCAGAGGAAGAACTTGCAAAATTATTAAATAATAATGCTGAGGAAAAAAGTGAAAAAAGAAGACAAGAAACAGAAGATGAAATAGCAGCAAGAGAGAAAGCCGAAAAAGAACTTGCAGACATAATAAAGAAAACTAATAAATCTGCTGAAGACTTAGAAGACGAAACTCAATTAGAAAAAGCTCAAAGAAAAAGAGAAAGGGCTTTAAAAGAATTAGAAGATGTTAAATTAAATGAAACAAAAAAAGCAGAAGCTAAAATAGCAATAAATCAATATTATGATTCGATTGAGGCAGAAGCTAAAATTAAAGATGACGAAGCAGAAGTAGAAAGAAACAATAGAATAATAGCAGAAGCAAAAAGAGTATCTGATGAAAAAATAAAACTTGAAGCTAAAAAAACAGCAGCAAAGCAAAAAGCTGTAAATGATGCAATAGCTTTAGCTGGTGCTGAGAGTAAAATTGGTAAAGCTCTTTTAATATTAAAGCAAGGGTTAGCGCTTAAAGAGATGATAATGGAAGCTAAAAAGACTCTTGCATTTTCATCAATAGCAGTAGCTAAAAGCACAGTAGCGGTTGCAGAAGGAACTGCGCAAACTGCTAAAGTTGGATTTCCTCAAAACATCCCTTTACTTATTGGGTATGCGGCACAAGCTGCTGGCATAATAAGCGCAATATCTTCAGCTACTGGAAAAGCTAAGTCTGCTGCATCTTCTTTAGGCGGTGGTGGTGGTAGTATTTCTACTATTTCTGCGCCCCCAGCTCCCCCAGCTTTTAACGTTGTTGGTGCTAGTGGTTCAAGTCAGTTAGCTGATGCAATCGGAGGACAATCTCAGCAACCTATACAAACGTACGTCGTGTCTAATGACGTTACAACAGCCCAAAGTCTACAGAATAACATTGTTGAAGGCGCTACAATAGGATAAAATGCAAAATAAATTAAAAACATTTATATATAATTATGAGAATAGTTGAATTAATACTAGACGAAGATCAAGAAATAGGTGTCGAAGCTATTAGCGTAGTGGAAAACCCAGCAATAGAGGAAGATTTTGTAGCCCTAAAAAGCCAAGAGTTTAAACTTGCAGAGGTAGATAAAGAAAGAAGAATACTTATGGGTGCTTTGTTGATACCTAACAAGCCTATTTATAGACGTAATGGAGAAGATGAGTACTATATATATTTCTCAAAAGATACTGTCTTAAAAGCCTCTCAAATGTATTTGATGCAAGGCAATCAAAATAACGCTACAATGGAGCATCAGTACGAAATAAACGGACTTAGCCTAGTAGAATCATGGCTAGTAGAAGACAAAGTACATGATAAGAGTGTTAAGTATGGAATGGATTTGCCATTAGGTTCTTGGGTTGGTTCTGTTAAAGTAAACAACGATAAAATCTGGAACGAGTTTGTAAAAACTGGTAAGGTAAAAGGTTTTAGTATAGAGGGGTATTTTGCAGACAAGATGGAAAGACCTAAGGAAGAAATTAAAGAGGACTTATCAAAAGAAGACTTACAAGTTCAGCAAATTATAGACATTATAAAAGAACACGATGCCAAACAGCAATAAAAACGAAACTCCTAGTCGTACAAGCCCCAAAGGGGGATATCGTACTGGCTGCCTATGTAAAGATGATACTTACAGCCCTAAGTGTTGTAATGGAAGCCTTAGAGCGCAAGGAATTGGAAAAACTAGCGCTTGAAAATGCAAAATAAATTAAACTAAATTATATATTAATATGAAATCAAACAAAGTGATTGAAAAAATCAAAGATGTTTTAAATCTTAACGAGGAAGTTAAGCTAGAACAAACTAAGCTGGAGAATGGTACTATTATAGAAGCCGATTCTTTTGAAGAAGGTAAAGAAGTGTTTATCGTTACTGATGACGAGAAGGTAGCTATGCCAGTAGGAGAATATATCCTAGAAGATACTAGACTTTTAGTAGTCGAAGAAGAAGGCGTTATCGCTGATGTTCGTGAAGTATCTGACGAAGTACCTTCTAAGGAAACAGAAGAAGGAGAAGAAATTGAAGAAGAACTAAAAGAGGAAGAAGGATATGCTGACGAAGCTGACGTAGCTGATTGGCAAGGAATGGAAAAAAGAATCAAAAACCTAGAGGACGCAATCGCTAATATAAAATCTGAAGAAGGTTTAAAAGAAGAACTTTCTGCAATTGAAGCTGGAAACAAATTAACTGTAGAATTATCTCAGGAGATTCCAGTAGAAGTACAAGCTGAATTAAACGAGCCAAGTGCTGATCCAATAGTTTCTAATCCAGATTCTTTCAAAAAATTATCTAAGTTTAAAATTGGTGCTAATAGACAAGGCAACACAATGGACAGAGTATTATCAAATTTAATAAACAACAACTAAAATAAATAAAAAATGAGTTTAGCAATTACAACTAGTTATGCTGGAGAATTTAGTGGAAAATATATCGCTGCTGCGTTACTTTCAGGAGACACTTTAGCAAATGAAGAAATCACAATCATGCCTAATGTAAGGTTTAAGTCTGTGATTCAAAAAGCATCAACAAACAACATCGTTAGAGATGCATCTTGTGACTTTCAAACGGGACAAGGGACACTAACATTAACAGAGCAAATTCTTGAGCCAAAAGAGTTCCAAGTAAATTTAGATTTATGTAAGAAAGATCTTTTTGCAACATGGCAAGGTGCTGAAATGGGTTACTCGCAATATGCAGACCTACCAGCTTCTTTCTCTGATTTCGTTTTAGCACACGTAGCTGCTAAAGTATCTGATTTCACAGAAACACAAATCTGGTCTGGAGCTGGAGGTGCTGGGTCTTTTTCTGGATTCGCAACTTTATTAGCTGCTGATGCTGCTTTACCAGCTTTGCAAGAGATTGCTGCTGTAGGTGGTGGTGTTAACGCTGCAAACGTAATCGCTCAAATGGGCTCGGTAGTGGATGCAATTCCTACTACTGTTTACGGAAAAGATGATTTAAGATTATATGTATCTAGCAATGTTGGACGTGCTTACACTCGTGCTTTAGGAGGTTTCGCTGGAACTGGAAACGCTGGGTACGATAGCAAAGGAACTAACCAAGTATTAGGAAATCTTTTCTTTGATGGTGTTCAAGTTGTAGTATCTAAAGGGATGGCTGACAACACAATGATCGCTGCTGAGAAGTCTAACTTATTCTTTGGAACTGGCTTATTAAATGAGTCTCAAGAAGTACGCACAATCGATATGCAAGAAGTTGACGGCTCAATGAATGTAAGAGTAATCCTTCGTTACACAGCTGGTGTTCAGTATGGGGAAGTAACAGACATCGTTCTTTACGCTTAATTAACTAATTAACTAATCAAATTTAAAGGGGTGGGCAAACACCTACCCTTTTTTATTTAAAATAACATAAAACTTATGGCGTGTTTAATCACAAGCGGACGTAAAATTCCATGTAAATCAGCAGTAGGCGGTATCAAGAATATCTTCTTTGCAGACTTCGGAACTTTAGGAGATGCAACAATCGTAGCTGGCGAAATAACAGCATTTGCTGGAACACCTGACTGGTTTCAGTTTGACATTAAAAATAGTGCAACCACATTAGAAACCGCTATTACAAGCGATAGAAATAATGGAACAACGTTCTATGATACAACTGTATCAATGACTTTAACTTTCCAAGATAAAGCAACACAAGAGCAATTAAAATTATTAGCTGTAGCTCGTCCACACGTATGTGTAGAAGACTATAATGGTAATTACTTTGTTGTAGGGCTTTTAAATGGAGGAGACGTAAACGGAGGAACTATTGCAACTGGTGGAGCAATGGGAGATTTAACTGGTTATACACTAACTGTTAACGCTCAAGAAGTAAATCCACCTTTCTTTGTAACGCCAGCAGTTATTACAGCTGATGTTTCAGCGGTACAAATTGATCCAACAGCTTAAAGAGTTTGTTTTTTTGATTGATTAAAGGGGGTTATCTTAACGGATAGCCCTTTTTTTATTTACATATCATGCAAATTTTTTTCCTTTTGGTTATATATTAATATGCAACTAATACAAACTAGCGGAAATAAGACTTTTGATATAATACCTAGAGTTTTTAGTGTGGGGGTTTTGACTGTTAAAATAACAAGTGAAAGCACAAACACACCTATAAGCGTAAACAGCACCGCATCAATAAACGGAAACTATCTACAATTTGCTTCAATATTTGGAACTTTAGTCGAAGGACAGTTTTACTTATTAGAAGTAAGTAATGGTTCTGAAATAATTTACAAAGATAAAATGTTTTGTACTGATCAGACTATTAACCAAACAGCTAACGACTATTACAGCATTAATAAAAATCAATTTGTAAGCGAGGACAGCGCAAGCAATGAATATATTATAATATGAACGATTTAACAGTAGTAAATTTAAGCAATTACGCATCCCCTGAGATTATAGAAAGCAGTAATAAGGAATGGGTTTCTTTTGGAGCTGACAATGCCTATTTTTCTTATTTGATACAAAGATACGAGGGTTCTCCAACTAACAACGCCATAATAAACTCTATTAGTTTAATGATTTATGGGCGTGGATTAGATGCTTTAAACTCAAGCAAAAAGCCAGAGCAATACGCTCAAATGATTTCTTTGTTTAAGACTGACATGGTGCGTAAGGTATCACACGACCTTAAACTTTTAGGGCAATGTGCTATGCAAGTAATCTATTCTAAGGATAGAAAAACAATCGCAAGAGTTGAACACATAGCAGTAGAAAACTTAAGAGCTGAAAAGTGTAACGATAAAGGAGATATTGAAGCATACTACTATTCTGATAATTGGTCAAAAGTTAAAAATGTTGATAGCACTTTAAGAATACCATCTTTTGGCTTTAGTAAAGAAAATATAGAAATATTATACGTTAAGCCTTACAGAGCTGGCTATAAATATTATTCTAGTCCAGATTATGCTGGATGTTTAGAGTGGTGCGAAACTGAGCAATTAGTATCGAATTTCCATCTTAACAATACAATGAATTCTTTTAGCCCAAATACGTTAATACAGTTTAACAATGGGACTCCAAACGCTGAGGAACGTCAAATGTTGGAGAATAGAATAACTGAAAAATTTACTGGTACTTCTGGGGCTAAGTTTGTACTTAGTTTTAATGATAATCCAGAGGCTGCTGCAACAGTAGACACTTTGGCTATTAGTGATGCTCACAATACCTATAATTTTGTAAGTGAAGAAGCTACTAGAAAGATCATGGTAGGTCATAGAGTTACTTCTCCTATGCTGATGGGTATTGGAACGCAAGGAACTTCGCTAGGATCAAATGCCGATGAGCTAAAAACAGCTAGTTTATTATTTGATAATACTGTTATATCTCCCTTTCAAACGCTTTTAATAGATGCGTTCGACACTATACTAGCTTATAATCAGATATCGCTTAAATTATACTTTAAAACGCTTCAACCTTTACAGTTTAAAGACTTAGAGAACGTTATGGATAGCGAAACAATGGAAGAAGAAACTGGTGTTAAATTAAGCCAAGAACTTCGTGAAATTGATGGCAAACAAGCCTATGAGACAATAGAACAAGCAGAAGCTAAGGCTTTAGAGCAAGGATGTGAAGGTTATCACGAGCATGAAGAAGATGGAAAGACTTGGTATATGCCATGTGAATCACATAGCGATGTATATTCAAACGCACTAACTGAATTAGGAGAAAATGAAGATGATTTACTAGCTGAATATGACCTAGAACATGAAGCTGAAGTAGATTATGAACTAGAAGAACAACTAGACGAGGTTATAACAGACCTAAATACTGATGATGATAGCACAATATTAGCTAAAATCTGGAATTTTGTTAGTTCTGGTAAAGCAACGCCATACAGAGATAGTGAGCAAGATGGTACTAGCAAGAAAGAAAGCCAAAAAGGGGTTGAGTTTTTAGTGAGGTACAAATATACTAGACTAATTCAAAAATCTAAAACTGGGGAAGAACGCAAGTTTTGTGATACAATGATAAAAGCTAATAAGGTTTATCGTAAAGAGGACATTATAGCTATGGATGATATAGCGGTAAATGCTGGTTTTGGAGTTGGTGGTTCTGCAACTTATTCAATCTGGAAATATAAGGGAGGCGCTAGATGTCAACACGCCTTTATTAGAAAGACTTTTGCACGTAAAGGAGGCAAAGGGCTAGGAAAAGCAATACAAGCAAGAGAAGCAAGAAGTAGAGGCTTTAGAGCGCCAGTAAATGATAAAAAAGTAGCGCAAGCTCCAGCAAGTATGGAATACGCTGGATATACTGCTGAATATTGGAATAAAATGGGATTTGAAAAATAAGATATGGCAACAGCATTATTTATAACACAAGAAGACTTAGTAAGAAACAGTATTATTTCTGGTAGCACCGATTTTGACAAAATAATTCAGTTTGTGAAAATCGCTCAGGTTATCGATATCCAGAATCTGTTGGGAACGGATTTATACAACAAAATTAGCGAAGACATAATATCAGGAGCTGCTGGCGGTGCTGGTTTGACTGGAAATTATTTGACATTAGTTACAGAATTTATTCAGCCAACATTAATTTGGTTCGCTCAGATGAATTACATTCCATTTAGTGCTTATAGCATTACTAATAAAGGGATTTTAAAAGGATCAAGCGAAACAGCTCAAAACGTAGATAAAGACGAAGTAGATTATTTGGTAGCTAAGGCTAGAGAATACGCTAACTACTACTCTACTCGATTAGTAGATTATTTATGTTTTAATAATTCTTTGTTTCCAGAATTCTCAAGTAATACGAATAATGATATTAGCCCAGATACAAGTTCAACAGCTTTTAATGGATGGGTACTGTGATAAAGTACAAGGTAAAAGAAGTAAACGTAAAGCGTTTAGAGAGCTACATACAGCTAAAGGAGAAGGAAGCTAAAAAAACAGAGGTAAAACAAAATAAAGATTAATATGGGATTCGGACAAATATACAACACAACGTGGTGGGGCAATGCAATAGATACAGCATCATCAATAGGCACTAAACCAGATTTCTTTAGTGGACAAATTAAAATGAATGAAAGACAAGAAGTAGAAGCGGTTAAGTGTTTAGCCGATTGGACTCATATAACTGCTTTACAAGACTTAAATAATTAAACAATGGCAAAACCAAAATTAGCATTAATACCAGCAGCACAAGGCACTAAGTTTTACTCTGTATTACCGAGTGATGGAACTGGAGATTTCACTTTCACAAGAGGCAGCGTAGCTACTAGAATAAACGCACAAGGATTAATAGAAAACGTTGCAAGTGGTCAATCAAGACTTGACTACCCATTAATAGATGGTGTTCAGAAAGGATGTCCGCATTATATTTTAGAGCCATCGAGGACTAATTTGATTACTTATAGTGAGGATTTTAGTCAATCATATTGGATAAAAGCAAGTGTTTCTTTATCTTCAAATCAACTTATTTCTCCTGATGGAACTTTAAATTCTGATAAGATAATAGAAAGTTCTACAAATGGATTGCAACAAATTTATTCAGATGTAATAACTACTACGCCATCAAGTGATTATGTTTATTCTATTTTTATAAAAAAAGGAGAAAGAAGTTGGGTTAAAGTTATGACTGCAAATAATAGTGGTGCAAACTTTAATGTTGAAAATGGGATTATTGGAATTGTAGATAGTGGAGTTAATGCTGAAATTGAAGATTATGGAAATGGATGGTTTAAGTGTTCAGTTTCTTTTAATACTTCTGTAAGTGCAGATAGGGTTTATGTAAGAATAAGCACATCGAATGGAGTTACTTCTTATCAAGGAGATGGGACAAGTGGTGTTTACATATTTGGAGCAATGCTCGAAGCTGGTTCTTATCCAACATCTTACATTCCAACTAACGGAACAGCAGTAACTCGTTCAGCAGAAACTGCTAATGGAGCTGGAAACTCATCTACGTTTAACGATTCAGAAGGTGTTCTGATGGCAGAGATAAAAGGATTTACAGAGAATTTAGGATTGTATTCGGGTATATCAATAAGTGATGGAACAGTTAGTAATAGAATAACTTTAGGGTTTAGCGGTGTATCATCGGGAAAGGTTTTATATTATGTTAATGCATCGAATGCAGGTTTTCCAGATGCTGTTAGTATTAATTCAATATTAACAAGCAATAATATTTTGGCAATTTCTTATAAAAATAATCAATATAAAATGTATTTAAATGGCTTTTTAGTTAGTACAGTTACAACAGCAGCAATGCCGACAGGACTAAACGAGATTAGATTTTTTGGATACGCATCAAACGAAACTTTTATAGGTTCAATTAAGCAACTACAATACTTTGATTCAATTCTAGCAGATACACAACTTGAACAATTAACGTCTTGGCAATCTTTTAGAGATATGGCTAACGGACAATTATACACAATAGAATAGATATGGCACAAACACTAAAATTCGGCAATAAAACGTGGGCTACAAAAGTAGGTTCTACACTTGCTTATAATGATGAGAATGGAAATTACAAGCCTCTGCCCTTTGCGTTTACAAGGTCTACATCAGCGACACGAGTTAATAAAGAAGGTTTAATTGAGGTAGTAACAAACGATAGACCTAGAATAGATTATACAGATACAATTGATGGTGTGCTACTTTTGGAAAAGGCAGCTACAAATTTAATTGCTTATTCAGAAGCGTTTAGCAATGCTTATTGGACTAAACTTGGTGCAAGTGCCACAAGCGGGTTTACTTCGCCTGATGGAACTGCAAATGCTTTTAAATTGGTTGAGGATAACTCAAATGGTCTACATACATTTTATCAAAATGCTTCATTTGCTTTACCTACTGGAAATAATACCTTATCTGTATTTGTAAAACCAAATGGAAGAAATTTCTTTCAAATACGTACTGGAAGTGGTGGAGGAATTGATAACGCTCCTCTATATGCTAATTTTGATTTAATAAATAATATTGAAACCACATCTTCTACTGGGGTGTTAAATTCTAAAGTAGAGTTATATGCAAATAATTGGAAAAAGATTAGTATTACATTTAATGTAAGTTCAAGTAATTCTGTGGCTTTAGTATTTCAAACAATATTATCTGGTTTATCTGCTATATCAGAAACTTATCAAGGAGATGGGACAAGCGGTGTTTACATATTCGGAGCTATGCTCGAGCAAAATTCTGTTGCATCAAGTTACATACCAACGCAAGGTTCTGCATCGACTCGTGTGGCTGAAACTGCTTCTGGTTCTGGTAATAGCGAAGTGTTTAATGATAGTGAAGGAGTATTGTTTGTTGATGAAAAACAATTTGTTTCTGCTTCAGAATATTGGAAAGGAATATCTATATCAGATACAACAGCAAATAACAGGGTATTTTTAGCTCATCCTTCAGGTGTTAATAATCAAACAAGAGTTATAATAAGTTCTTCTGGTTTTACACAAGTAGATGTTTCAACTACTAATTACAATATAACGATACAAAATAAAATAGCTATAAAATACAAGCAAAATGATTTTAGTGTATTTATAAATGGATTTGAAGCATTTACTGATACAAGTGGCAATACACCTATAGGTTTGTCAGAATTAGCTTTTGACGATGGAGCTGGAGGTTCTGACTTCTACGGAAAGACAAAAGAAATAGGTTACTATAATACAATTTTAACAGACCTTGAATTAGAAACGCTTACAAGTTATAAGAGCTGGACATCAATGGTAAACGAATTAAATTTAAATATAATATACAATGGCTAATACACTAAAATTAGGAGCTGGAAAATGGGCTACTGGCACAGATACAGTTCTTGCTTTCAATGACGAAAATAATAACTTTAAGCCGCTGCCATTCTCATTCAGTAGAGCATCAAGTGCTACTGTTGTTAATCAATCTGGTTTAATAGAAACTGTTGGTAGTGGAGAGCCAAGAATTGACTTTTTAGGTAATACTAAAGGTGCTTTGTTGTTAGAGCCACAGAGGACTAATCTTATTACTTATAGTGAGGATTTCAGTAATGCTTATTGGAATAAAGGTGGTTCGAGTATAATAAGCAATACTAGTATATCTCCAGATGGAGGTTTAAATGCAGATAAGTTATTCCAAGATACAAGTAGCGGTGTTCATAAAATTGTAAAGCCATACACGGGTATAAGCGGAACAAATACTTGTAGTATTTTTGTAAAACCAGATGGAGTAACTAAAATAGGAATCAGTTCAACGGAATCAGTTAGTGTATTATCTTCTTTTGATTTATCTAATGGAACTTTAATATCCAGTCTTTCAGATGACTATTCAATAACTTCGTTTGCAGATGGCTGGTTTAGAATATCATCGACAGATATAGGTGGTAATAGGAAAATGGCTGTTTTTCTATTAGATGATACTGCAAACTATTCATATCAAGGAGATGGTGTAAGTGGTTTATATATATACGGAGCACAATTAGAAGAAGGCAGTTACGCTACATCTTATATTCCTACATCTGGAAGTGCTGTAACGAGGATTAAAGATATTACAACGCAATCAGTACCGACTACTCTTACGAGTACTACTGGAGGAACTTTGTTTTTTGAGATGACATCTCTTTCTAATGAATTACAATTAATAACGTTAAGCGATGGGACAGACACAAACAGAGTTCAATTATATTATATTCCAACAAATCAATTCAAGATTTTTTTAGCAGTTGGGAACATTGGACTTGTCAATACTGGAGTTATAATAACACCTACTAATAACAATAAATTTGCTTTTAAATGGAGTTCTTCGGGAACTAATCTTTTTATTAATGGCGTAAGTGTTTACAGCGATACAGTTTCTTGTGTTTTTCCTTCTGGAACATTAGACCAATTTAATTTAATGGATGCACTATCAACTCAATATGGTTTATTAGGTAAAATACCAGACATAAGAATATTTGATACCGCATTAACAGACGCAGAATTACAAGCATTAACAACAATATAATAACCAATAGTTATAACCAAAAGAGTAATAAATACACACATTAAACTAACAAGAGTAAATAATTAAATTAAAAATAAATATTATGCGTATAGGAAAATATGAATTTGACAGTAGAGAAGTAGCAGAGTCTAAAATCAAAGCATTAGGAACTGCTGAAGACGAAGACGGAAACGAGTATCCAACTCACAAGCACACACTAGTACACTTAGGACACATTGTCTTAGAAGCTGGAGAGTATGACGAAGAAGGAGAAGAAACTAAAGCACCAGTATTATCT